AAAAGAGATCTTATAGACAATAAAAATGGTGTCTATGCCATACGACAAGAATTAGGAGACAAATTAAATACTTTCGAGAATTTATTAGATAAGAACACAATGTTTCCTTACACATTAACGACGACACTCAAAGATGAAAGAGTTCCATTAGCAAAAATACCAATAGGCAAAACAAGAACATTTATGAATTTTCCTGTTGAGTATACTATTTTGATGAGACGTTATTTTGATTCATTTATAAATTTTGAAACTAAATACGCACGAGAAATAGGAACTACTGTTGGTATTAATATTTATAGCAATAACTGGGATAGTATTTATCAAGAACTAAAAAGATTTGATTTCCATCTTGATGGAGATTATAAAGGTTTTGATGGTACCATTAGACCAGAATTCTTTGAATATTATGCTAGATTAGTTAACTCTTTCTACAACGATAAATATACGAATCATAGAAATTTATTGGTACAAGGTTGTTGCTTTGCGCCTATATTTATCTTAGATAAGGTATATTTGAAGCAGAAGGGTAATCCATCTGGATCTCGACTAACTACATCTTTTAACAGTTTTGTTAATCGTATGTATGTAGTTATGAGTATGTTAGATGTGTTACCACAAGGCTATCACACAGTTGATTTCTTCAAATCAAATATGAAGATGTATGCTCATGGAGATGACCATTTAATTGGTTTTTCAAAACTTTTAAAGAATTATTGGAATGGACACATTCTAAGAGATTTTATGAGAGGACATAACATAGAGTATACTTCATCTAAGAAGGATCAACCATTGGTCGAACATTGTTTATTGGAAGAATGCTATTATTTAAAATCACATTTTGTTTTTGATCATGAAACAAAAAGAATAAGATGTGGATTAGATAAGAGTGTTATACAAGAAATGGTGTCTTGGCAACGTGATGATGATGAAGAGAGTACGAGAATGATATTGAGTACTTGTCTTAGATATGCTTACTTTTGGGGTAGCGAATATTTTAATGATATTCGTAATAAACTAGTAGAAGCAGCTAAGGTAAGAAAATTTCATACCAAATTTCCATATTATGAAGATTTGGATAATGAATATCAATATGTAGGTCAACTCTCTTTTGACTACATCAATTAAATAGCAATATTAAAATTGCAATATATAAGAATGAGATACTATAAAGATACTCATTCTTTACTTTAACATAATTAAATATGGAACAAACTATTAACAGTTTAAAGGATGCTGTAGAAAGCTCCAATATCAAGAATTCAAGAACTCTTGACACAGTAGAAGTAGGATCTACTTCTCTTTTAACTAATGACTCATTAGAGAGTACATTATTACAAACAGGTACTAACTATGCCACACAAAACAATCTACAACTATCTGATGTATCAAGAACAAAAGATGATTATGATCTTTTAGAAATAGATTGGAATTATAAAAATACAACATCTAAACCTTTTGTACAAGATACAGGTGCATGGACAACAGCCAATGGTTTTGGAACACATTTACTAACATATAATTTTCCTGTTGATTATTTTACATCAAATCATGTTTTAAGGAATGTTGGAGAGACTTTCTTATCAATGAGAGGTGACTTACATTTTGTTTTAACAGTGCAAGGATCCCCAATGGTAAGAGGAGCTCTTATTGTATATCCAATTTACAAACAGGGCGGTTCAATTTTTACACCATCAAGTGACGAAATAAATAGTTGGTTTTTCAGGCAGCATGCTATATTGGATGCTTCTGATAATTCATCTACTATAGATATCGTTATTCCATTCAAACATTATCGAAATGGTATAGATCCTCTAGATATTAATGGTATATATAAAGTATATGTAACAGTTTTAGTTCCATTATCTGGAATAAATTCTGTTTCTTATACAGTAACAGCATTTTTGGAAAATCAAGAATTTAAATTTTTGAGACCAATTGAAGCTACAACAGCAGTTCGTAGAACTCAAGGTTTAGTTAATATTACAAATATTAATAATACATTGAGTGATATAGAAAATGCCTCCTTACCTTTAAATATGACTGGAGATACGTTAACAGTTAAAGGTATGGATGATGTAGGTATTAATTTAAATCCAACAGCTTATGTTGCTAAATTCAATTCTCTTAATAATGCGAAAAATCCTCAT